AAAGATTTATTTTAATAAAAAGTTTATTAATATAGTATTTATATAATAAAATAATGTTACTATGCCAATATATTATAATCAACAGTCACCAACACCGACTACTAAAAATACTATAACATCTGTTGCGATTGGTACTTTTTCTGGACCATTTGGTGGTATCCGTGACTTTTTATTGAATAAAAATTTACTACCAACATCAGTATTTCCTAGTACTTATTCAACTAATACAGCTATAAATGGTAGCCCTAAAGTTGGTGAACCAGTATTAGACACACTAGTAAATGCTGGTGCTAACGTTATACCAAATAATTACCCTATTAGTACATGGGGTGTTACATATAAGAATTTAAATGTTTTACCAAATACTTTTAAAAATATAGACTCAAATGCTGATTCTTTAAAAACTATTGATTATGTTCAAGATATTGAATTTACTTTAAATGGTTTAAGCGTATTCGGTAATTCAGAATGGCCACAAGGTATTCAATCATACCCTAGAAAAGCGGAAGATGAATTAATAAGAAAATATGGTTTATTAATAAAGTCAAATAATGGTAATTTTAGAAAAGATAATGTAATTAAAAATCTTTATTTAGATGCTACAAAACAAATTGACGTTTCTGATTTAATAAATTCAGAAATAAAAAGTATTAACAATCAAGTTAGTGGTTATTTAGACACTTATGGTAATCTTAATTTAGGTAATGATAATAAATTTGGTAATGGTGTTGGTATAGAGGCGGCAAATGCTGTTGGTAGTATATTAAACGGACAAGGTGTTGGTTTAACACAAAACGGTGTTGTTTCTAATTTTGATATTAGGTCATCATTAGCTGGTAGGGTGTTAGGTGCAACTGGATTATTAAAAGATACAAAACTTGGTCAAATAGGTGGTCAACAATTAGCGTTAGCATTGGCAAATAATGCTGCTTTTAATTTACAACAAGATATTATAGGTAAATTTAATGTTAGAGAAAATGTTTTAAGTGTTATTAAAGGTGATGGTCTTACTGGTTTAAGACCAGATTATACAATTTCAATACCAGATAATGATATTGGTGAAGCGTTAGATTATACAGCAAAAGTTTTAGGGTTTACATTACCTAGAAGCTATATGAATGATGCTGGTTCTATTTTTCAATCAGAAACTGGTGAAATACAAAATATTGAAAGAGCTAATAATTTATTATTAACAACTGGTAAAGGTCAATTAAAAGCTTTACTTAGAAATGTTAAAGCAAACCAAATTGGTACTAGTGATAAAGGGTATGATAACCCAGATAATACTTTCTTTAGAACTGGTTATTTTCCTTCTTATATAAAAGATAATGATGGTGATGAAAGAATTGAAAATGCCATTATATATGCGTTTAGTGAAAAAGGTGAAGTTATAAATTTATTCGCTACTAATGACGGTAGTGGTAAAGGGTTTAAAACTATACCTAATTTAAATTCTAACAGAGAAGAATTGGTTGAGAATGAATTTCCAGATACAATAAAAGAAGGTAGAGATAGTTACGAACAAAAAGATGGTTCAAATGTTAATAAAGTCATGTTTTCATGGGGTTCTAGAGAGGGTGGTATACCTAATTCTGATTTCTATGGTGATTACTTCCCATTCATTGGTGAAAGAAAAAGTTTATTAACAAAAACACAACTTCTTTTTAATAGTAATGGTATGAAAACTATTGTTACTAGAGATGGTATTATGAGCCAAAGGTCAACACAAATACAAACAACAAATGGTGGTGGTATGTCTAAAGGTAGTGCTGTTTTATCAGCATCAATGTACGATGAAAATGGTAGGACAACTATAACAGAAAAGGAACCAGAATTTGTTTATTGTCGTAGTTGGACAACTAGAGAAAGATATGATTATGTATTTAGAATGGTTAGAAGCGGTACATATGAAGGTACTGGCTTATATGGTCCAGATGAGGGTAGAGTACCATTTAGATTAAGTAATCAAAATACTGTATTAGAAGATACTGGATTTGTTAAAATTGCACCTTATACAAATGAATTTTTAAATCCAGATGTTAAACGTGCGGCTAAAAATTATATGTTATCTATTGAAAACTTAGCTTGGGCTGATTCTAACGCTGTTTTACCTAAAGGTGAATTAGGGTTAGGTGACCCTTTGACTGGTAAGAGAGGTAGAATAATGTGGTTTCCACCTTATGATATTCAAATTAGTGAAAGTGTTGGTGTAGAATGGGAACCACATAAATTTATTGGTAGGGGTGAAAATATCTATACATATAATAATACTGAAAGAAGCGGTCAGTTATCGTTTAAAATAATAGTTGACCACCCAACATATGCCAATACGTTTAGAGGTGCAAACGGACCAGATGATAATTATGTAGCATCATTTTTTGCTGGTTGTATCGAACCAGATAGTATATTTACAGATAGATTTACAGTACAACAATCGTCACAAATTGTTCCTTCTACTAAATCTATACCACAACCTAAAAAAACTCCACCAGAACCACCAAAAGTTCCAGATTTTAGAGTTTATTTTCCAAATGATATTGCTAAATTAGATGCTAATGTACTAGGTTATGAAGGTGGTAAATCTGGCAGTACTAATATTGATTACAGCAATTATACAAGCGGTGCTGGTACTGGGTTACAGCCTGGTGAATTTACAAAAAATACACAAGGGACTTATTCTAGTTGGCCAGATGATTATAATTATGGTTTAAACTTTTCAGTTAATAGTCCAATAACACCAGTTATTAGTATAGATGGAACTGACATAAGAGGTTTTATGGACCCAAATTATTATCCAACTCTAACAAAATTTTTGAAAGAAAAATGTGAATTTTGTTATGTTGAAACAATTGGTTTTGCTAGTCCACAAGGTAAAGATACACCTAATAAAAATTTAGCTGTGGCTAGGGCTAAATATCTTAGAACCTTACTAGTTAATAATGTGGCATCACAATTAGGTTTAACTAAAGAACAAATAGATAAAAAGTTTATAGCTAAAACATCTGATAGTAAAGAAGTAGCTTCAACAACGGTGACTATAGGTTATGATATTGAAAACGGAACAGTTACAAAAAATTGCTATGAAAATAATGGGGCTGGTTGTAAAAATAAAGTTAAAGCTACAAAATCAGCAAATGGTTGTATAACTTGTCCACGTAGTATGAGTCAAAAATTAAGAGCTCAAGTTTGTAGGCCAGATACAAAAGGTTGTAAATTAGATAGATTTGCTGTTGTATCAATTAAATATGATGCAAAAGCAGCTTTAGATGCGGTTGCACCACCAGCTCCATGTATTGAAACAACGGAACAAAGAGTAACAACAACATTAAAAGAAAAATTCTATAATGAAACTTTATTCTTTGATAAATTATTAAAAAATGATAGATTTATTTTTGATAAATTTAGAGAAAAAATTAGATATTTTCATCCAGCGTTTCACTCAACAACACCAGAAGGGTTAAATTCTAGATTAACATTTTTACATCAATGTACAAGACAAGGACCTACTTTAGAAAGTGTTGACGCTAACAATTTAGCATTTGGTAGAGCTCCTATTTGTATTTTAAGAGTTGGTGATTTTTTCTATACTAAAATAGCTATTGATAGTTTAAGTATTGATTACGAACCTTTGGTTTGGGATTTAAACCCAGAGGGTATAGGTGTACAACCAATGATAGCAAATGTTAGTTTAAGTTTTAAATTTATAGGTGCCGAATCGTTATATGGTCCAATAAATAAATTACAGAATGCATTATCATTTAACTATTATGCTAATTCTGGTATTTATGAAGCTAGAGCTGATTATATTTCAGCTGAAAAAGGACCAACTTTAAAAGATATAGACCCATTAACTGGTAAGGAAATATCTATTGAAAGTAAACAGTCTGATGTTACTAAAAATTACTTTAATAATGGAAGATACACTATTAATCCAACATTAACAACTAAAACTGAAGAACTAAGTAAGAAAAATAGTTGTGATGTTGACCAAACAAAAGCTAATGAGACAACTATTTCTAATGAAAATAATCAAAATGCTAGTAGTGGTACTACTGGTACGACTAGTGCAACGACTAGTGCAACCACTAGTGGTTATACTGCTTTTGAAATACAAAAAAATATCAGCATAGTATCAGTTAATTACGAAAAAGAGGGTACTATTAATCCAGATTATACTATAAAATTGGTGTTAAAGTTTAACCCAACTAAAGATGTTAAAGAATTTATGATAGGTACTCAAGAAGGTGTTCTTGGTCGTCTTTATTTATTATCAGATGCTGGTAAAAATAAATTATATATTGGAAGCGTTACGATTTTAAAAAACGATGCTAACACTATGATAGTTCAAGCATCAGATAGTACTGGAGAAACAGAATTAATAATTAAAAAAGACCCACCAGTGGAAAATTTTAATTTAGAATATTATATTCAAGATGCTGATGATGAAGCAATATTCGTTACAGAAATGTTAACAAAACCACAACCTATGTTCACTGTTGAATGGACTAGAAATGGTGGTAAAATGAATTGTGCTTTTCCTTACAAATAAAAAAAAAATAAAAAATTATGGCAAGTTACGTAGATAGATATTCACAATTCAGAAATGGTAATAGTATTAAACCAATTCCAGGTATTATTATACCCTCAACATCAACAGATTTAAGTTATCCTTATAAACAAGGTGTAACTAGACTTGACAAATTGAGTAATATGTTTTATAATAACCCATGGAGTGGTTGGGTAATTATGGCTGCTAATCCACAATATGGTGGTTTAGAGTTTAATATACCAGATATGACTTCACTTACAATACCTTTTCCGTATGAAGATGCGATTTCAAGGTACATAAATGAAATAAAAAATCATAAATTGTTATATGGCGAGTAATACAAGTTGTAATTCTGGTAGAGTAAAGTTAGTTGACCCTAACAACTTTAGTGGGTTTGGTTCAAAAGATAATATCTTTGTACCTTTAGAGGATTTAAATATATCCGTAATATTAAAAAGTTTTAGAAAAGAAAGGACTTTATTAACTGGTGTTGATACTGGTGGTATTTCAGAAAATATCGCACAAATTGACGTTAATTTTATTGAAGGTAGTGAATTAGGTGGAAGAAAAGTTTTAACCAGTAAATTTACTGATTTAACGACAGTTTTTGATAAAGATGTAATCAACGATGAAACACTAGGTATAACTAGTATAGATATAGAGTTTAACGCATCCATGACACCAATGATAACTATTAACTTTGTTGATGTTAGGGGAAGTTCAATTTTCCAAAATGAAGAAAATATTTTAAATAATAAGGGAAATAAATATACTACTTTCTTCCAATTACCTTATCCTATGTTTGAATTGGAAATAAAAGGATTTTATGGATTACCAGTTAAGTATTGTCTACATCTATATAAATTCAATTCAAAATTTAATGCACAAAATGGTAATTTTGAGATAACAGCTACTTTTGTTGGTTATACATTTGCTTTAATGTCTGATATGTTAATAGGTTATTTAAAAGCAATACCTTATACAACAATTGGAAAACAACGTTTTGATAAATATTTGGAAGATACTGGTAGAAACGTTTTAACTTTAAATGGTTTATCAAAACAAATATCTGAAATAAATACAAAATTAAAAAGAGAATCATCTGATAACCCAGCTGCTGTACAAATAGATTTATTAAAAGATGCTGTTGGTAAATTAGAATCACTTAAAACAAGAATTAATAAATTAGGTATAAGATTCGATTTAAATCAAGATAAAAAGAATTTTGATTATATAGTATTTAAACATGTTGAAGATTTTAGTGCTGAAAATAAAACATATTTACAAGAATCGTATATATCTAATGTTAAAACTGATATTGCTTCATACAATGAAACAACACCAGAATCTTTTTTATTAGATGAAAATGATTTTATTAACATACAAATAGCAACAAACACTAATGGTGGTAAACTATATAAGGGTATAACTAAATCAGAACTAAAATCTGATGACAATACTAATTTATCAGCTAAATTAGGTAACCCATCTGAAACTGAAATTACCACAATAAAACAAAGTATATTAACACATATTGAAAAAAATAATAAAGGTTTAGGTGATGATGAATCTTTAGATGTTTTTGACATGAGTTTATTAAACCAAAAACTTTCAGAACTAATTGTCACATTAAATTCAAAACAAGATGTTGAGAAAAAAACTTTGGCTAGAGATTTTGCTGATACTGTTAGAGAAGAATTAGGTTTTCAACCAACGGTAAGACCAATAATTGAATGTTTTACTGCTGCTATTGAAGTATTTGCTGAAACTATTTTTACGGTTTCAACATCGGCCATAGCTAATGCTGATAGGACAACTGAATTGGCTAAAAAATTTACTGGTGGTGATTTAAACACTAGTGATATACATAATCTATATAGAGAAAAAAATGAATTTTTTCCATGGCCAGATTACAGAGAAAAAGAAGATAATTCTAGTAATACTGATGGATATTATGAAACAGTTGAAGGTGATAACGGTAATCAAAATTCATCAGTTTATGTTGAAAAATATTTAGGTGCTGATGGTGTATTAGAGAACCCAGAAAATGTAGACGAAATTGTTTTTATTGAAGAATTGTTAGAAGCATTTAGACAATCATATAAAGACCAACAAGAAACTATCGACCAAGAAGAAAAAGAAGAAACAACATGGTTTTCAATAAATCCATTTGATTCTGAAATTTTTATAGATAAACAACCATATGAAAGATATGAAATTCTTAATCAAGAGGATATTGTTCGTATAATGCTTATTAGAGCAATGACTCTTTTAGGTTATTCATATAACCCAGATTTTATGTCTAATGAAGAAATTTTAGCTTTAGCTCAAATAGAGGTTGAAGCAATGATAAATGGCGTTAAAGACGATAAATTAAAATCTGCAATGTTAGATGTAACGGTTGATACTTTTAAAAATGTATCTGGTAGAATAAATGATGATACAGCTTCTAGGAACGTTGTTATTGAAGAAAACAATGAAGTTGAATATGTTTACATGTTTAAATATAAAGACGATTATTTAGAACAAAAATTATTACCTATATCAGATGGTTTCAATTCAACTTCTAGTGTTAAAGCTTATTGGTATAATGTTAATAAAACATTAATAGAAAAAAGAGATTTAGAAGGTAGTATATTTTTTACTAATTATAGTTCTAATATGATTGAAGATTCTGATGGTAATGTAAGTGGGGTTGAAAAACCAGATGATGGTGGAATATATGTTAGAATTTTTAATATTGGTGATGTTGAATTAAAAAAAGCGTTACCAGAAACTGGGACACAATTAACATATGAATCTGTTTTTAGTTTAGATAAATTAAAACAAGAGGTAACTGATAAATCTGCTGGTTATAACGTATTTGGAGGTGGACTTGGGGTTCAAGAATTTGAAAAAATGGATTGGGGTGATTCAAGTTTAGAAGGGTTACCTTTAATGTATGTTTTTTATAAAGATGGACAAAAAGGTTTAGCTTTAACCAGAAAAGCATCAGCACTTGCAGATGGTAAACCAGCAAATTATCACAATGGCGGTGATTATTCAATATCTAAAGAAACTATATCTTTATTAGATGAAAATGATAGAACTAGTGGTTACGAGCATGAAAATGGTGATATGTTTACTAGTAATCTTTTTTATCATAAAAATTTAGGAATAAACAGAGCTTTATTTAAACAATATTTATCTGGTCAAGCGGATACCATATCATATCCATACGTTGAATTAACATACGATTCTGATACATCTCTTCCTGGTTGGTTTAGCACTAAAGAACTTGAACCATACTCTCCACATAGTTTTAGTTTATTCGGTAGTGATTTATATTATAATCAAAATTCTCAAGCGGCAAAAGCTTATTTATTTTTACAAACGTTACCTTTTAATTTTAAATGGGATACATCTAACCCATTAGGTCAAGCGGAAATAAAAAATTTATTTAGAAATAGTTCTGGTATTGTTCATGCACCTAGACTTTGGTGTGCTTATATAGGTGGTATGTTCTGGAGAAATTTAAGTGAAAAACCTATAAAAGATGATAACGGTATGCAAATTGGTGGTGGTTCTGGTACCAATGACCCCATTACATTTGAAAGTTTAGCTAAGTTTGGTTCTTCTGGTTTACCAAATAAAGATGAATATTTTCCAAAAGTTTTAGATAGTTTTTGGGAAGGTGACACTATATCATATGATGATATTGAAGACGAAGATTTAATTAACAGATTACCAATGCAAATTAAATATGAGTTTATTAAGATGTTTTTTCATTTTGTTAATGGTACTGACTCTGGTATTAGTTGGAGAACAATAGCTGATAAATTAGAAATTTTTGAAGTTAATAATAATGGTCTTACAACATTCATAGAAAATATAAGATTAGAAAAATATTTCGTTCCATTAACTGGTATTTATCTTTGGAGAGGCGCATCTGAATTTAAAAGGTCTTTTTTATTTAGTCAAAATTCAGCTGATTTAAAAGTTAAAAAAGATGTAATATTAACTAATTATGAAACAATTACAGCTGTTCAACCAGAAAATGTATTTGGTACTCTTGGAGACCCATTTACAGCTGATGCAAATGATTTTCATTTATTTTTAGAATTAAAAGATGGTTCACCAGCTGTTATAACTTTATTACAAGCGTTATGTGAAGAATCATTAATATTTAACTCAACTTATAAAGTTTGGACTAAAAATGATGATACAAAAATCAATAAAAAGAGAACACCTATAAAGGTAAAATCTGACGTTTTTAATTCTTATTTTGAAGCTGTTATCGAAGCACTTAAAAATAAAAAAGATTCATTAGATGAAGAAAAGAAAAATCAAAAAATTGATTTAGAAATTTTTGGTACAACAAATACAGATGCTATTAAATTACAATTATATAGAACATGTAAAAACATTTATGATAAATGGTTAGGTGGTGCTAAAGATATTGATAATTTAATCTTCCAATGTGGTGGTAGAAGTTTGGTTGATGAAAAATTAGCTAAAAAATATAGTAATAACCAAGGTGAACCTAAAATTAGGATGATTGATAGTTTTAGGTTTGTTAGTAGAAGTTTTAGAGATATAGGTGACCAATTATATATTAATCCATTACCTATAAATGAAATATTATTACATAACGCCAATAGTAGTTCCTATGATTTAATTTCTAAAACATTAAGTAGTAATAACTTTAATTTCCAACCATTACCTAATTTCATCAATTTTAATGATGAAAAAGTGATGACATCAATATTTAAACCATTTAGTTATATACAAGATGAAATTCCACAAGGTGCATGTGGTCCATCATTTGTTTGTGTTTATGTAGGTCAAACTTCAAAACATCTAGATTATGGTGCACCAGAAAGATTTGCTGATGGTCATAGTTCAAAATACCCTAATGATGGATTCGATTTAAGGTGTAATGGTAGTTCAATTTCGGTTGAAAGTCCTAAAGATTTTATATCTGGACAATATGCAGAATATGAAGAACCAGTTAGTGCTTTTGTTGTGAAATATAGTCAACAAAATCAAAATATTTTTAAAGATATACAATTAGACCAAAGCGAATTTACAGAAACTGATGAATCATTACAGATTCAAGATGAACTTTCACAAAAAGGTACTGAACATAATAGAGCTATTGTTGGTCAAAATATTTATAACGTATATGCGGTTAGAAGTTATACAGCGAAAGTTGAAATGATGGGTAATGCCATGATTCAACCTATGATGTATTTTCAATTGGATAATATACCTATGTTCCATGGTGCGTATATGATAACTAAAGTTTCTCATTCAATTAGACCACATAATATGTCAACTAATTTTACTGGTGTTAGAATTAGATATCCAGAAACTAGATTAATTGATTCGTATGATGTTTATATGGAATTGATAAATACGTTAGAAGCCACTGGGGATTCAAGCGGTACAATAAATGCTTCTGGTGCGATACCTAAATCATCACCACCTATATTACAAACATTAATTGATAATGGTTGTTCTGGTAGTAATATCAATTCTGGTAATATTAAACCATGTAAAGTTGAAAAAATTCCAGGCATTTCATTCCAGTTAAACCCTAACAAACAAATGATTTGTGAAGCGGTTGAACCATTAACTAAAATGTTAACTGATTGGACTAAATGGATGAGTAGTAATGGTTTTAAAGTTATTACTAAAGAGAATGGTGATGATATATATGCATATATAACATGTTTATTTAGAACAAATGGTTCTAATTCAATGCATGCATTTGGTTTAGCCGTAGACCTTCAATTTTTTGATAAAAAAGGTAACATCTTTAGAAATAATTTTAAAACTGGTAGTTCGCCAGACATGTTTAGTTTTGAAAAAAACCCAGCTTTAAAATGGTTATATCAACATTCATATGAATATGGTTTTGTTCAACCATATTGGGCTAATGATGGTAGAGGTGTTGGAACAATAAATGGTGAAGAACATTGGCATTGGGAATACCATGGTACATCGGCTATATACATGCTTAGAAATCAACCAATACCAGCTTTAGGTAATAATAAAGCTAGTGATAATCCTTTATCTGATATAAAAGAATCTAAAATAAAATCATTTGTTAAAAACCCTAAAGGTAAAGATGGTAAAGAATCTGTCTATACTGGTATTGAATATAAAACAACATCTGTTAGTGATAGAGCTAATGATATTAATTCAAATGCTAGTACAACAGCAACTAAAACATCGATTAAATCGGCACAATTAAAAACTAAAAATTTCTTTAAAGCTAGGGGGTTAACAAAAACACAAGTTGCTGGTATTATGGGTAATATACATCATGAAACTGGTGGTACGTGGCAGCCAGACGCAACAAATAAACGAGATTTAAATGGTTATCCATCAGTTGGTTTAATACAATGGAATGGTTTGTACACACCAAAAGGTGGTAGTACAAACGCAAAAGTTGTATTACAAACAATTGGTGAAACTGTAGATAAACAACTAGAATATATAACAACTATGAGTACATATAAAGAATGGTTAAACTTAGATGATTCTTATGGGACTAAAAAATATTCTAATAGTTCGGCATATGAATTTGCAAGATTAGTTGAGATTTGTCATAAATGTAATAAAGGATACGATACATACAAAAGTAGTTATCAAGCAACCAGAAGTCAGTATGCTAATGACTTTTTTAGAAGATTTGAAGCATCTGGTGATGAATTAGCTTGGTAATTTAAAATAAATGTTGTAAATTTGCAATATGGAAATTGCGAATATTGTATCAACTAATGACCTAAAATTAGGGAAAGAATTTAATGTGGTTAAATCCATGGATGAAATAATTCATGGGTTACCTACATTGATTATTGGTTTTGATTATGTTAATAAAAATTATCCAGATTTTGATATTTTAAATAGTGAACTTGAACCAAATCTTTATTGGACTTTTAAAAAAAATGAAAGACGTGATAAACATGAAGAAGATTTAATTTGGTTCGAGAATAAAGTTTATAATGATTTAGCAAATAAATTAACTTATATTATAGTTGACCCAATACAATATCAATCATCATCTATAAAAAAAATAATAAGAAAAATCTACAGTATAGAAAAAATAATATCGTTTGTTAATGGCGATATGGTCTATATTTTTGGGGATAAATTTATATTTGGTGTTGATTTAAAACTATTACGTTTTGTTGGGTTAGATACCAACAGAATAAAATACAAAATTAAAACTAAAAGTATAGTGTTTTTGGAGGATTCCGAGATACTTATAGAATATAAAAAATATATTGATGAACTTGGCTTACAAGTTAAATATTTACCCTTTTTATACTTTATAAGAAATGAACAAAACAATACTATTAGCAACTTTTATATTTCCAGAGAGAGTTGATTGGTTTTTAAATTATTTAGAAGCCAAATTTAGTATTACCAAAGACAAAGTTTTTTGTTATAAAAATTTAGATGATGAATCTAAGTTAATAATTACTTTTAAATTAAATATCCAAAAAGATAAACCACTTAATTTAAAACACTTGTTTCCAAGTGCTGTTATCATCCATAAAAAAGGTAATGCTATCTATACAATAAATGCATTAAATAAATTAATCGAACAATTATATCCAGAATCGATAGGTAATATCGATAATAAAACAATTAAGATTGATTGGAACGAATATCAAAATAAAATGATATTATTAAATGGTGAAGAATTAACTATTTTCAACATAAATAGGGTTTTTTAATCGGATAAAGATATTTATATATAAGATAACGTTATTAAAAACTTATTTAATATGGAAAACGAAAATAAAAACAATACAACTGAAAACAAAAACAAATTGAATTCTAATTTAGATTCATTTTTGAACCAAGAAAATCAAGACCCAAATATGGACTGTAGTTCTGGTGTTTGTGTTATCAAAGGAGATAAAAGTTTAGTTGAAAGAATCAACAAGAAAATAATTACTGAAGACGGAAGACAATTATTATTTTAATATGAGAAAGAAAACAAAATTTAACCCAGAATTACTTAAAGAGGAACTTAAAAGAATTAAAGTATTAGAAAGTTTTAATTTTTATAGTGGTGAAGAAGTAATTCCACAATACGATAAACCATTAATTTTATCTGATTTAGAAGAAGCTGAAGGTGATGAAGAAGCAGCTGCTGATATAGCTAAGGATTTAGGTGTTGATATGCCAGCTACTGACGCACCAGAAGGTGAAGACCCAGCAGCTACTGATGCACCAGAAGGTGAGGAAGGTGAAATAGGTGATATGGATTTTGGTAGCGATGAGGAAACGCCAGAAGAAACACCAGAAGAAGAACCAATAGCTGACGATTCTAATGATGTTGAAATTGATGTTACTTCATTAGTTAAAGGTTCAGAAGAAGCAAAAGCTGCTGCTGATAAAGCATCTCAGAATACTGAAATGTTATTACAAAAATTAGCTGATTTAGAATCACGTATTGCTAGTATGGATGCTTTAAGTACTAAAATTGAAGATTTAGAACAAGAGATAGTTAAAAGAAATCCAACACCAGTTGAAAAATTAGAAATGCGTTCATTAAGTTCATACCCTTATTCTCAAAAATTAACTGATTATTGGGCTGATAAAGAAGGTCAATATGATGTAATGAATAAAAACAACGAACCTAAAGAATACGTTTTAACACAAGACGAGGTTGACAATACATATAGTGAACCAGAAATTAAAAAAAGTTTTGGAGTAGAAGACGAATTTGAAGAAGAAGATATTTAAATAATTAAAAACCAAATTATTAGGGCTCATTTTTATGGGCCTTAATTTTTTTTATTAACATGTTGCAATATGAATATAAATGTTGTACATTTGTAAAAAATTAAATAAAATTATATTAAAAAATTACTTGACTTTTGACCAATTGTGTAGTATATTTGTAATATAATTTAACTGTGTAAGTAATAACATAAACTAAAAATAGAAGTAAAATGAGTAATGAAAAAAGCGCATTGGAAGCAATGCTAGAACAGTACGAGAAAAACAACGCTCCTAAGTACGAGAAAAAATCAGAGAAAGTCTATGATTTAAAAAACTACTTTAACACACACATTAAAGACGGTGTGAAATCTGCAACTAAGGAAATCAGAATCCTTCCATCTAAAAACGGTTCCCCTTTTATTGAGGTACACGGTCACAAAGTACAAATTGACGGTGAGTGGAAAACTTTTGCTTGTTTAAAACATGAAAAAGGTGAAGCTTGTCCTTTCTGTGAGGCTCGTGAAGAATTGTTATCAACTGGTAAAGAATCTGACAAAGAGTTAGCAAAAAAATATGCCGCTCGTAAAATGTATGTGGTTAAAGTAATTGACAGAGAACACGAAGACGAAGGTGTAAAATTCTGGAGATTCAACCATGATTACAGAAAAGAAGGTGTTTTTGATAAAATTCACGGTGTATTAACAGCGTTGAAAACAAACAAAAATATCACTGATGCTGAAAATGGTCGTGATTTGTCAATCTCGATTAACAGAAACCAAAACAATGTTCCAGTTGTTTCTGCTATCGTAGCGTTAGATTCAACACCATTAAGTGATGATGCTGAAAAAGCTGCTGAATGGTTGGCTGATGAAAGAACATGGGAAGATGTTTATTCAGTAAAATCTTATGATTATTTAGAAATAATCGTTAAAGGTGGGATTCCAGTATGGGACAAAGATGAGAAAAAATATGTTGATAAAGAATCTTTGACTTCTAAATCAACTGACTCATCTATGGAAGATGAAATAACAATGGGTGTTGAAAATGTAAAAGCTAATATACAAGCTTCTACAACTAAAGCTCCTAAATCTGAACCAGTTGCTACATCTGATGAAGATGAAGACGATTTACCGTTCTAAAAACTAAACAAAAGGGAGTGAGAAATTGCTCCCTTTTTGTTCTAAAATAACAAGAGAAGTAATATTAACAAAATGGCTAAAAAACCAACAAAAGGAATTGAGAAAAAAGAATTTAATTTAAATGACTTTAAGAAAAATCAAGGTTTAGATTTTCAAATTAAAGAAAGAGATTTAGCTTGGATTCCATTATCAGAAGCTTTTCACGAAGCTGTTAAGGTACCTGGAATTCCAATTGGTTATTTTACTAGTTTTAGAGGTTACTCAAATACTGGTAAATCAACTGCAATGTATGAAGGTGTTGCTGGTTGTCAAAGATTAGGTATCTTACCTATTATTTATGAAACTGAAGGTAACTGGAACTGGGACCATGCTAAAAAAATTGGTGTACAATTTGAGGAAGTTGTAGATGAAGAAACTGGTGAAATAAATTATGAAGGTGACTTTATATTTTTACAAGGTCCAGATTTAGTTAGAATGTATTCTTGTTATGACCATCAACATAGTAAAATGACTAGTAAACCATTAAGATATGAGCCAGTTGTTGAAGACATTTCATACCACATGAATTCTATGTTAGATGCACAACAAGAAGATGTGTTACCTAGAGACGTTGCGTTCTTTTGGGACTCAGTTGGTTCTATTAACTGTTTCAAAGGTGCTACATCTAAAACTACTAACAATCAATGGACTGCTGGTGCATTAGCTACTTGTTTCAAATCATTAATTAACTATAGAATCCCAGCATCAAGACGTGAAGATTCTAAATACACTGCAACATTTGCTGTTGTACAACAAATTTGGTTAGATAACGAGAACAAAGTTATTAAACATAAAGGTGGTGAAGCATTCTTCTACTCTCCAAGACTTATTTTCCATTTCGGTGGTATATTGACTCACTCAACTGAGAAATTAAAAGCTACGTTGAACGGTAACGAATATGAGTTCGGTGTTGAAACTAGAATTAGATGTGAGAAAAACCAAGTTAATGGTGTTGTTCAAAAAGGAAAAATTGCATCTGTACCACATGGTTATGTAAGTCCAGATAAAATCAACGAGTATACAAAAGAATACAAAGAGTTTTTCAAAGCTCAATTAGAAACAGAATACGATGATTTTGAAATCGTAAAAGAAGAGGTAGGGTTAAGTAGAGAAGATATGTCTGCTTAATTATTGTTTAACATTTAAAGTTTTATGCTGTGAATAAAAGACCGCCAAGAAATGGTGAAACAGTACAAAAAATTCAGAATACATTATTGGTTGACGGCAATGCCCTTTTTAAGAGGGCATTTGCTGGAGCCAAAGATGAGTATAACCACAAAGGTGAATATGTAGGTGGTTTATATTCTTTTTTAACTACTGTAAGAAAATTACTTACCGAAGACCTATATCACAGAGTATTTGTATTTTGGGACGGTAAATTAAGTGGTAGATTACGTTATGATATCTACGAACCATACAAAAGTGCCAGAGGAAAAGACTACAAAAATGGCACGTATCCAATAGATGAAGAGGAAATCAGACAAAGAGCCCTAATCTGGGAATATCTCAATGATTTATATGTAAGACAATTAATTGATGAAGTTGTTGAAGGTGATGACTTTATAGGATATTATTGTCTAACAAAAAAACCTAATGAAAAAATTACTATCTGTACTAACGATAGAGACATGGCTCAACTTATTGACGATGATGTAAGAATTTATTACTTAGATAAGAAGAATTATGTTGACAAAACTAATTTTAATTCGTACTTTCGCTATAAGTTAGAAAATGCATGTTTATTTAAAATGTTAATTGGTGATAATTCAGATAGTATAAAAGGAATAAAAGGGTTAGGAGAGGAAACATTGTATAATAACTTTCCAGAGATAACTGAAAGAGAAATATTCTTAGAAGAATTAATCGAACTAGCAAAAGAAAAACAAGCGGCTAGAATAGCTGAAAAGAAAAAACCTTTGAAAGTTTTAGATAACATCATAAATGGTGTTACTGATGGGGCTCAAGGTGATAAGATTTACGAAATAAACGAAAAACTTATCAACCTTAGAAAACCATTAATGACTGAAGAAGCTATAAACAATTTTAATGAACTTATAGATGGTACTTTGAACGATACTGGGAGAGAACTAAAAAACATTTATGAGTTTATGCATAGAGATGGTTTAGATAGAACAATAGGTGAAGTGAGATATCCAGATTATCTACTACCATTTAAAAAACTAATAGAAAGAGAAAATTTAATTTTTTAATAACTAATACATAAAAAAGATGAGCACAAAAACAGAAAACAGCGCACCATCAACTAATAGAGTTGAAGAGCAAAGATTTGAATTTATCCTTTACATTAATGACCATATTATTTGTCAAAGGTATTTTAACATTCGTGATTATAATGAGAATGTTTTAAAGTCTTACGAACTTAAAGAATTGATGGATAACATCGCTGGAATGAACAATGGCCAATATGGTGGTCTGGGTATTATACCAAAATACTTACAAAACAAATCGATTGATTACTTATGGGATAATTTCAACCCTTACTTTATTCAAAAAGAAGAAACTGTTAAAACAATTTTTGATAAAGTTGATAATTTTCAATTTGAATTAAAGGTTGACAAAGTGACAGTTGCTAAAAGTGAGTTCTGTGGTAATTATTTCCCACCAAAGGTGAGATATGCGGTAGATGTTAGAGAAATTATACCATCTATCATGTCAGAAATCAGACAATATTTCAGTCAAAAAAAATATACAATGGTTGGTGCTTAATGCCAACCATTCTATATTTATTATAACAACAAAGTTTTTAAAAAAGTATTAACCATATGGCAAAAATTGATAAAAGTAATTTAGGGTATTTAGGGGCAGATTATCAGACAAGATTAATAGCCCAAATTTTAACAGACCGAAAGTTCGCTAACAATATCATTGACATTATTGACCCAAATTATTTTGAAGACCCTTATTTAAGAGTTGTTGCCGCAACAATTAAAGATGCCAAAACAAAAGATGATGTAATACCAGATGTAGGTAGTTTAGAAATTAGACTATTAGAAGATGTTTCAGATGATATTCAACGTAAATATATCATCAGTCAGTTAAGAAAGGTACAAGAGGCTGATTTAAACGATACTTTAAAGATACAAGATTTAGCAATGAAGTTCTGTAAAACACAAGAACTTAAAAAAGCTAATGCTGAAATCACCAAAATAATCAATAAAGGTAACATTGAAGATTATGAACAATGTGAATCTATATTAAGAAAAGCACTTGAACGTGGTGATAACAAAGATGATGGTATGGATGTTTTTGATGACATAAGTAGCGTATTAGATGAAGACTTTAGAAAACCAATCAGAACTGGTATTAAAGGGTTGGATGAAATAATGGATGGTGGTTTAGCTAAAGGTGAATTAGCAACTATTTTAGCACCGTTTGGTGTTGGTAAAACCACAATGATTACCAAAATAGCAAACACATCTATGAATGATGGTAATAAAGTTTTACAAATATTCTTTGAAGATAATCCAAAAGTAATTCAAAGAAAACATTTAGCATGTTGGTCTGGGTTTGATTTAAATGAATTAGCTGACCATAAAACAGAACTTGAAGAAATGTCTAAAGAAATGGCTAAAGGAAAAGGTTCTTTAAGACTTAAAAAGTTTTCTAGTGATGGTACAACTATACCAGTTATTAGACAATATATCAGAAAGTTAATAGCACAAGGTTGGAAACCAGATATGGTTTTATTAGATTACATCGATTGTGTTGAACCATCTAAAAGATATGATGATGCAAACGTAGGTGAGGGTAGTGTTATGAGACAATTTGAAGCTATGTTAGCTGAATTGGATATCGCTGGATGGACCGCAATTCAAGGGAATAGAAGCTCGATTAAAGCTGATGTAGTTGAGGCTGACCAAATGGGTGGTTCGATTAAAAAAGCACAAATTGCTCACTTTGTTGTATCTATCGCTAAAACATTAGACCAAAAAGAAGCTGGAACTGCTACTATGGCTATCTTAAAATCACGTTTTGGTAAGTCTGGTGTTATTTACGAAAACATTAGATTTGATAACGCTAAAATTCAAATTGATATGGGTAATAGCAATGGTGCTATGACACATACTGAACACAAACACGGTAAAGAAGTTGCTGGACAAAAAAGAGTAGCTGAAGCGTTAGAGCATGCACAACAAAAAAATGCACTCATAAATGCCTTAAATATAACTAAGGTAGACTAATATAAAATAAAATAAAATATGTATTTAAAAGACAAAACTTTAAAGAAAAGGTATTCTATTTTCCCAGTAATTCATAATGACTTATGGGAAGATTACAAGAAAGCCGAAGCCCAAACTTGGGTTGCTGAAGAACCAGACTTATCAAAAGATAAATTTGATGAATTAAAAGAAGAGGAAAAAATTTATCTTAAAAACATCTTAGCATTTTTTGCTATTTCAGATGGTTTGGTTATAGAAAATTTAGCCAACAACTTTCAAAGAGAAGTTGAAATATTAGAGGCCCAATATTTTTATGGTCACCAAACGTTTATAGAACAAGTACATGCAAACGGTTATTCATTATTGATTGAGACATATATCAAAGATTTAATTGAAAAAGAAGCATTATTTAATGCTATGGAATCAAATCCAGCTGTTGCTAAAAAAGCTGCTTGGGGTGAAAATTGGATTCAACATCCATCGTTCCCACACAGATTATTAGCGTTTGCTTGTGTTGAAGGTATTTCATTTGCTAGTGTTTTTGCTGGTGTATTCTGGTATAGAAGTCGTAATAAAATGCCAGGACTAGCTGCAATGAATGAATTGATTTTACGTGATGAAACATTCCATTACGAGTTTGCTCTTAGATTATATAAAAACTATCTTAAAGATGAATATAAACTATCAAAAGAAGAAATCAGAAAAATAGTTTTAGGTTGTTACGAAGTTGAAAAAGTTTTCATCGAAGAAAGTATGCCAGATGGTCTTCAAGGTTTAACAAAACAAGATATGATTAAATACGTTCAATACGTTACGGATATTGTCTTGAATGACTTTGGTTGTCCAGTTGAGTTCAATGTTAGAAATCCTTTAGAATATATGTCTAGAATTGGATTATCTTCTAAAAATAATTTCTTTGAAAAAAGAGAAGGTGAATATACTAGAGTTGAGATACCAACAACGATAGATGGTATGTTTGATGAAGAATTTTAATTATAATAAGATATGAGAATAGTAAAAAGAGATAAATCGACACAAGCGTTTACGCCAAACAAAATATTAACTAGAATCAAGACTCAAGCTAAAGGTCTTAAAGTTGATTCTGATACGTTATTCCAAGAAGTAATTCCGTTGATTAGTGATAATATTACAACAACAGAAATAGATGAGATAATAGCGTTTAAAGCGGCTGATAAAGTGATTCAACACCCAGATTATTCATTACTGGGTGGTAGAATTCTTTTATCAAGACAATCTAAAATCGTTGGTAAAGAATTACAACCAGTTGATTTGACTTATGATTTCTTTGCGGCTACAACTTTTTTATCAAAATATTCATTAAAAGATGATAAAAAAACGGCAACTGAGTTACCATCATGTATGTATAATCGTGTTGCTGGTTATTTACATGAAGATAATGAATCAGATAGAATTGAATTATTAGATGAGATTACGTCAAAACGTGGTAATTTTGCAACACCAACATATACGAATGCTGGTGTGCCAGAAAGAAACGGTATGATTTCATGTAACTTAACTCATTTAGAAGAAGATTCATTTGAAGGTATTGAAGAAACATTAACAAAAATTGCTGCTGCATCAAAAGAAGGTTCTGGTATTGGATTATTAATCGACCCATTACGTTCTAAAGATAGCATTGTAGAATCATTTAAAGGTAATGCTGGAGGTGTTATTAGATTAGCGGATATGGTTCAATCTAAAATGAGATTCTATAAACAAGGTTCTCGTTCTGGAAGTTGTGCGTTATACTTATCAGTATGGCATAGAGATATATTAGATTTCTTAGAGTTAACATTACCTATTGGTGATGAGCAATTAAGAACTAGAGATTTATTCACATCTGTGATTATCAACGATTTGTTTATGGAAAAATTACAAAACAATGAAGATTGGTATACATTCTGCCCTAATGAAATTAAAAAAGCTGGTTTAACACCACTTTATGAATTACATGGTGAAGAATTCGTTGCTGAATACTACAAAGCTGTAGAATTAGGTTTGGGTAAAAAAGTTAATCCTAAAAGTATTTTTGATGCTATTATCAAATCACAAGTTGAAAGTGGAAAACCATATGTGATGTTTAAAGATAATGCTAATAAAAACAATATGCAAAGAAATATTGGAATCATCAAACAAAGTAATCTTTGTATTGAAGTATTCCAAGCATCAAAACCAAAATACACTCCACAGTGTACGTTGGCTTCTGTTAACCTTTCACAACACGATACACTAGAAACTATTGCTAAGACAACAAAAGTTCTTGTGAAGGCTTTAAATAAGGTGATAGATAGAAACAAATGGTCTGACGATTGGAGTAAAGCTGCTGGTGAAGACCAAAGAGCGTTAGCTATAGGTGTAGCTGGTATGGCTGATTTCTTTGCTAAGAAAAAAATTGCTTATGAATCAGAAGAAGCTAAACAATGGAACAAAGATATCTTTGAAACGATGTATAAAGCTGCTGTTGAAGAATCTATGAGATTAGCTATTGAACAAGGTAGAAATTATCCATCATGGGAAGGTAGTCCATATTCAGAAGGTAAAACTTATATCGAAGGATGGTCACCATTACCAGAAGGTCAACCAATCCCAATGTTAAACAGTTTATTATTAGCACTTATGCCGACTGCATCTTCTGCTATTTTATTAGGTGTATTCGAATCATTTGAACCAGTAACATCTAACTTATTTACAAGACGTGTAGGTCAAGGTGAGTTCTTAATCGTAAACAAATATTTGGTAAATGAATTATTAGATTTAGGTTTATGGGATAGAGATATGATTGATAAAGTTATTGCTAATCAAGGTAGCATTCAAAATATTGTAGAAATTCCAGAAGATGTTAGATTTAGATATAAAGATGTATGGGAAATACCACAAAAAGTATTATTGGATTTGTCTATAATTAGAAATAAGTATGTTGACCAATCACAATCATTAAATGTGTATCACTCTGATGCTAAATATGCTAAAATAGCTTCAGCTCTTATGTATGCTTGGAAAGGTGGTTTAAAAACTGGTGTTTATTACACTAGAACTAAATCTAAATTAGAAGCTAATAAAAAATTAGCTTCCAATCAAATAACTCAAGTTGAAAAACCTAAAGATAGTCAATTTGAATGTTTTGGTTGTTCAGCTTAAAAATTATATTAAATAATAAATAAAAAGGGGTTTTTTATAACCCCTTTTTTTATTTACCATATTTACTTATAAAAATCTTTTAGTATTATATTTATCTAATAAATAAAGTTATGGCAAACGGTAAATACATAAATATAAATTATCCCTTTAAAGATAGTCCTAAAGGGTTTTTTTTAGATTTAACTGAACAAGCCAATCAAGCGATTAAAGCTGATTTGCTACATTTAATATTAACAAGAAGGGGTCAAAGATTATATAATCCAGATTTTGGTACTGATTTATTACGTTTTATTTTTGAACCTAATGATGCAATGACACAAGAAGGTATAAAAGAGGAAATAAGAACAGTCGTAAAAAGATTTTTACCAAATTTAAAATTAAATGAAATACTAATTGAAGAATCACCAGAGTCAGAATATGCTGCTGTTGTTTCTTTAAGTTATACAATAACTGATGGTGTTTTTGAATCATCAGACATGGTAATAATAAAAATATAAAATATGCCAAATGTAAATTATTCATCAAGAAACTTTGTTGACATAAGAACCGATTTAATAAATTATGTTAAACAATATTATCCAGATATTTTTAATGATTTTAATGATGCGTCAGTAGGTATGATGTTATTAGAATTAAATGCTGCTGTAGGTGATATGTTATCATATAATACAGATAGGATGTTTGCTGAAACACAAATCGATTATGCTCAAGAAAAAAAGTCAGTCTTATCTTTAGCTAGAACGTTTGGGTTAAAAATACCAGGGAGAAGAGCTAGTGCAACAATAGTTGATATAAGTATAACGTTACCACCATTTGGTGATAGTTTTGATGTATCATACGCTCCAATGTTGAAATCTGGTTCACAAGTTTCTGGTGCTGGTAAAATATTTGAATTAAATGATGATGTTGATTTTTCATCACCATTTAACGTTAATGGAATACCTAATAGGATTATAATCCCTAATTTTAATGCAAATGGTTCATTAAAAAATTATACTTTAACTAAAAGAGAAATAGTTACGAATGGTTATTCTAAAATATTAAAAAAAGTAATAGCTACCGTTGATTCTAGGCCTTTTTTAGATATAATATTACCAGATAATGATGTCATCTCAGTAGATTCAATAATAACTATAGATGGTACAAATATTCCAGTGACACCTAGTTTAGAAGAATTTGCTAATCCAGATAATAGATGGTATGAAGTTGATGCTTTAGCTGAAGATAAAGTTTTTATAGTAGATACTACTAGACCAACTGACTCATCTACAGTTACTCCAGGAAAATGGGTTAGTGTTAACAAAAAATTTATTAGAGAATATACAGATTTAGGTTTTACAAAAATAACTTTTGGTTCTGGTAGTCAAGATATTTCTAGCTTATGTGAATTCGATAGCAATCCAGCTTTGGTTAATCAAATAGGTGATTTCATTAATAACATGTCACTAGGTGAAATACCAACACCTAATACAACTATGTTTATAAAATATAGAGTTGGTGGTGGTGCTGATTCAAATATAGGGCCAAATGTTATAAAAAATTTTGGTATAGTTAACATGAGTGTTAACGGACCAGATAGACAAATTAATCAATTGGTAAGGGGTTCTTTAAAAGTTAATAATTTATTTCCAGCTATTGGTGGTAAAAGCGAACCAAGTGTTGAGGAAATAAGAAATATGATAAGATATAATTTTGCATCACAAAATAGAGCTGTTACAATAAAAGACTATCAAACTAGAATCGCACAAATGCCTGGTAAATTTGGTGCACCTTTTAGATGTGGTGTGTTTGAAGAACTAAATAAAATTAGTGTTTATATATTAGGTTTAGATTCTGCTGGTCATCTATCAAATGAATCAACATCTACTTTAAAAAATAATATATCTAATTATTTAGCTGATTATAGAATGTTAAATGATTATGTTAATGTTAGAGATGGTAGAATTGTTAATATATCAGTTGAACTAGATTTATTTATTGATAAAAATGTTCCACAATCTCAAGTAATATCAAAAGCGATTACAGAAGTTAGAAAGTTTTTTGATATAAACAAATATGAAATGGGTGAAAACATATACATTTCACCACTTATTGAAACATTAAATAATATAGGTGGAGTACTGAACGTCATCCAATTAAGAATGTTTAATAAAGTTGGTGGTGGTCAATATAGTTTAAATGAAATTTCACAATTTTATATTGATGTACCATCAAGACAAATAGATTTGGAAGATATGACTATATTTGGTGAAGCAACAACAATGTATGAAATAAAATACCCTAATAAAGATATATTAGTTAGAGCGAAGCAATAACATTTATTTATTCATTTAAAAAGTATATATTTAATCAAATAACAATTAAAAAAAAAAATATATTATGGGTTGCGGATGCAAAGGAAATGTTTCAAATGATAATAGTATTAAATTCGGTGACTTAACCGTAAATGCTAAATTAAGAAGAGTTGGTTTTTATACATTAAAAGTTTTTGCTTTTATGTTAGCTATTTTAGCACTACCAATTATAAACATTGCAATAATTTGGTTTATATTTCAGATTGTTGTATTAAATCAAAGTTTTAGTGTTAAAGAAATTGTTTTTAAAATAATGGGTAAAGCTTTAACAAGAAACGATGATGACGATGATGATGATGATTATTATGATTTAGATGAACTAAATGAAGATGACGTTACATTATTAGATGTTGACGAAATAACACACGAAATTAAATAAGTTTTATGTCAGAAACAATTAGGATAAGAACTCAACCTAACGGTAATGATACATATGTTAAAGTAAAAATAGACCAAGAATTTGACTTTCTGGAAGTCTTATCGTTAAAAATAAGTGATGAAGATGCATATAGAAATTTTTGTTCTGATTATGGTGCGGTTGTAGGTAGAGTTTTCTTTAATGGTGGCGTTGGATTACCAAACGCTAGAGTTAGTATTTTTATACCATTAGATGATGAAGATAAAGAAAATTCAATTATTAGAGGTTTATACCCATATGAAATTATAACTGATAAGGATTCTGAAGGTATTAGATATAATCTATTACCAAAAACTAGTGAAACAAACAATGAATGTTTTACACCTATAGGTACTTTTCCTAATAAAAGAGAAATTTTAGATAATCCAGAATTAGAATATGTTTATTGTAAATATTATAAATTTACAACTACTACTAATGAAGCTGGTGACTTTATGTTTTTTGGTGTCCCATTAGGTTCATATACTATTCATGTGGATGCTGATATTTCAGACATTGGTATTTATTCTCAAAGACCTTACGATTCAATAAGTGAAGGTGCACCAGTTGATTTATTTGAAAGTACTACAAAATATAAAGCTGGTAAATTATTAGATAGATTAATACAAGTTAAAAGTAGTAGTACAGCTGTTTTTGTTAGACCTTTCTGGGGTGATTCAGAAACATGTGAAGTCGGTATTAGTAGAGCTGATGTTGATATGAATTTTACAATAACACCTTCAGCTATTTTTATGGGTAGTATTTTTGGTGATGACGATAAAAACAGTGTCAACAAAAGATGTAGACCTAGAAAGAAACTAGGTAATGTTGCTAATTTAATTTCTGGTGAGGGTAAAATCGAAATGCTTAGAAAAACATTAGATGATACTATAGAACCTTTTGACATAAGAGATGGTGATTTAATTGATGAAGATGGTGTATGGGCTTATCAGATACCGATGAATTTAGATTACAAAATAACTGATGAATTTGGTAATTTAGTCCCAACAGAAGACACAAACAAGGGTATACCAACACGAGCTAGACTTAGGTTTAAAATAGGTATGAATAATACTGGTGGTGAAGGTAGATTAAGAACAAGAGCCAAATTTTTAGTACCTAACAATCCTAGAACAAAATCTGAAATAGATTATACTTTTGATGAAAAAACAAAAGATACTAGTTTTAGAGATGTTTATTGGAATAAAATTTATACCGTAAAAAACTTTATTCCTAGATTTCAAATTAATGGTAGAGAAGGGACTAGAGCTTTTACTGGTTTAAAAGATGTTGATAGTGATGGAAATAAAACACCACCACCATTTAATAGAGTTAATACTGAATTTAACCCAATATTTTTAATTATATGTATTATTATTAAAATTATCACTTTTATTATTTGGGTTTTAAATGTTGCCATATTCCCTATTGTTAATTTCTTTATTTGGATTTTTAGAAAATTAATAGGTTTTTGGAATGGTTTAATGTCAAATCTATGTCAAAAATCCCAAGAATGTACATTTGAATTACCTTCATGGTTAGGGGGTTGTTATAGATTGTTAAAATTTCTTTCTTTCACGTGTAATTGGATTATAGGACTACCTAGTTATGTTAAATGTGTTGTTTTAAAGTGTCCTTTTGAAGAGGGTGAAGAGAATACTTTTGCTCCTGGTTGTAAAAAACCTACTTGTGGTAATCCAGATAGTTGTCATTCTGGTATGAGAGGTGGACATTATGAAGCTGTATTGGAATATGGTAATATTGATTTTTACCCAGGCGCACCAAACACTGGTATTCCAGAAGATGGTTATAGCGCAGCTGGTTACGATAACTGTGTTGCTTTCGTTATAGCAAAAGCGTTAAACATGTTCCAATTTGATTTTTATGGTGATTGGTTAAATGGTAGTTTATTTGGGTTTTTACTTAAATACAAATATAAAAGGAGAGGTAGAGAGTTATTTTGTGAATATGATTGTAACCCAGATTTTTTCAGTCTAGGGGGTGTTGACGGTAACAACAATAATGTTGGGGATAATAACTGTAGGAATAATTACATATTAGACACATGTTATTCATCAGACAACAACGTTTTAAGTAACTCTGAAAAATGTCAAAATAAAACACATGAAACTCTAGTTAGAGAAGGTGTTGCTAAAAAAGTTGTGACAATCATAAATGGTATAAGATATGGTGAAGATTTGTATTACGCATCAACAAAACATGATACCAAACATAGACTGTTTGCTACTGATTTAGTTTGTTTAGGTTCTGTATTTGATTGCGATTGGCAAGGTATTCCAAAGTTACAAAATTATTTAATACCAACAACATATAAAATGCCACCAGATACTGTTGAATTTGTGAATGATAATAGTGCTGATGGTGTTGAAACAACTGGTATGGTTACATTAACACCAGCTATTCTAGGTTTATTTTTTGATATTGATTGTACTGGTTTAAGGTCTAATTATAGGCAAGTTTTAAATATAAGACATTTATGTGAATTTGGTGTTGATATTGATGAACTTAGAGATGGTGCTGGTACTGCGACTATTTCACCAGATAGTACTATAGGTATATCTGATATTGATGATGGTGGTGGTAAATTTTTTAGAGATGTTTTTTATTATTTAAATAAAGATTATCCTATGCAATTAACAACACCTTTCCCTTATTCTTCGATGCCTTTTTCGACTGATTTTAATATAACGAATACATGGGTTTATCCTTTTGCATCTGACACAACCCATAATGGTCAAAATTATTTAGATTTTAGAGGATATCAAACTAATTCAGATACTAGTTTTGGTCAAGCTATTAATAACTCTTATTTCTTTTATTTTGGTTTAAAACCAGGTAGAGGTGCCGTTGAAAAATTAAATCAGAAGTTTTTTGCTAGATGTATTCCAGAAAAAGAAAAAGAATTTAACATATTATTTACATCTAACGCTGCGACTAGTTCAAGTGGACAAGGTAGTATTGTGTTTAGTGTAGTTGGTGGTACATCTCCTTTTACATATACATATAGTGGACCAACAAATGGTAATGGTACCATCGCTTTAGATGGTTCTGGTCAACCAAGTAATACTACTTTAAATTTACCAGTTGGTACTTATGAAATAGAAGTTATTGATGCAAATGGTAATAACGCTACTATTACAGTAGCAGTTGATGGACCAGCACCTTTATACGGAAATGCTAGTGTATCAAAAATGATAACTAACCCACAATCAGTTGATGGTGAAATAACAATTGATTCTGTTGGTGGTGGAAGTGGTACATATACATACACACTTTACAAAAGTGATGGGGTAACAGTTGTAGAAAGTGGTAATTTAACGCAAGTACCGTTCAAAATTGATGGTTTAGCTGGTCATATATTATCAGATGGGGCTACTCCACCAAGTTATGGTTATAAATTAAAAATTAGTGACGGAACTTCAAATCTCATCATTAAAAACTTAAAATTAGATGGACCTACAGCTATTGTAATTACCCAAACATCATTATCTAATGTAAGTTGTTATTTAGGTACTAATGGTTCGTTTGCTTATACTATAACTGGTGGTAAATCACCATACACGATATCAACTACATCAACAAGTGGTGATTTCTTTAATGTAGCTTCTCAGCAAAATGTTAAAGATGGTAATTACACAATATCAGTTGTTGATAGTTATGGTACAACTGCAACTCAGAATTTTACAATTGGTGTTGATAACCCACAACCTTTAATTTTAAGTGCTGGTAGTGGTATTAGTAAACAATGTGACCCAGATAACTATAAAATTAGAATACTTGCAACAAATAGTGGTTATTCTAACATAAAATTAGAATATAGATATAATGGTGGTGCTTGGGCTAGTGCGGTTCCTTTTATTACAACTAATTATGTAAGTCCTAGTACTGATATGGAATTGAGCCTACCTAAAGCATCATTCCCAAGTCTTACCTCATTTGATTTTAAATTTAAATCAAATGATGAAAAATGTGAAAGTGGTTTACTTACATTTAATGAAGGTATAATTAGATTACCTAATTCATGGTTAAGTGTAAATACAAATGGAATAACATCTAATTCTAAACAGTGTAACCCTAATAGTGTAACATTTAAAGTTAATGTCTCTCATTGGGAAATAAACCCTGGTTATACTTTAAGAAAACCTTACACTTTTAAATTTAAAGTAAATGGTGGTACTGAACAAACAGTTGAATTGAACACCCATCAACAAGAAATTGTTGGTAATATGCCAAGTCCAACTGGTTCTGCTGTTATAACATATACAATAACTGATAATAAAGGATGTACAGCTAGTGGTACTTTACCAACTATTACATTACCAACACAAGCATTAACAGCTTCATGGAGTTATGGTGTGAATAGTTCTGGTGGTGCAACTAAAACATTGAATATAAGTGGTGGTATCGGTAACCCAAATAACTATAGTGTTGTGTTACCAGTTGTATCGGCTAGGTCGGTGGTTCAATCACCAACAATAACGGATAGTGTTGGTTGTACGTTTGTATCACCAACTAGTACAACATCTTAATGATATATGGAAAGAACAAGACAAATATTAAATGATAATTTATCAGCTGAAAAGGTTAATACTGATTCTTATTTAAAAATTAATGTAGAAAACAGTCAAAAATTATTACCTTTAAATGATATTAATAAAATAGTTAATGCTTCTGATAGATTTAACGTTGAACGTAATAGATGTACTTTTTATAGAATAATAGGTACAATAGATAGTACTATGTCTAATCCATTATTTAATTTAACTGATAATAATTTAAGTAATAAATTTACATGGTCTTGGTTTAATACTTTTGATTTTTTAGATAATAGTTATCCTAGGGATAACAATAATTTAGATGATACTGATTACACATTTCCAGTAACTATTAGTAATTTTTTAAAAGAAAAAGATGGTTGGTTTGGTGCGTATGAACCAGATAAAACAAAAGCGGCTTTATGTAATTTTTATGATGTTGAACCTAAAAGAGAAAGATTTTCATTTATTTCAGATATAAACCCTTTCGGTGGTAAAACACAAAATGGAACTCCAGTTAAAAATTGGGAAATAACAATTACTTATCCATTTTCAAGTAATAAAACACATAATATGGTCAAAGGTGGTTTACTAATAACTTCAGTTCAACAAGCTATAGTATCGACCAGAAATATGACAGCAATTGGTGTTTCATGTAAACATAATTTAAATATTGGGGATATTGTTAATATAACTGGTACAGTTGGTTATGATGGTGAATACGTTGTTGTTAGAACTGGATTGGATAGTTCTGATTATAAAGAATATTATTTTGTTATTGATTCACCTTTTAATGCAGCTAAAACGATTGGTTCTAATTCTAGATTTAAAAAAGTGATAGCTGGTGTTGAGTCTGAATATTATTTTAGAATTTTTAAAAAAATAAAAACCAGAACTCAACCAATAATTGAGACTGATGATTATGAAACATTTAATATAGCTTTTAGTGAAAATTTTTTTAATGACCCATATATTCAAGTTGTGTTTAATGAGGATATTGACGTTAAAAATTTGGTGGATAATTTAGGTAGACCTTTAAGTGAAATATATTTAACTTTTATCAAAACTAGTAGTAATAATTTATTTACTCAAGTTAAATCTGGTATAGAAACGCCATATGACCCTAAATTAAAAAATAGTAATAGTTCAAACTTACAATATTTGAGGGATATTCCAAGTATACAAAGAATACATAACGGTGGTACTAGTACACCATTTACATCACACACTCCATTAGAATCAAATGTTTCTATCAGTGATGATTTATTTTATGGTGATATAGTTGAGTATAACACAACCACTTTATTAGAAGTTGTATTAGCTGATGTTAATCACTGCTTTAATACAGTTAATAGGTTAAGTAATCCATCATTAACTTATACAACAAAAGTTGGTATTACACCACCAGCCACATCACCAACAAAAACAATAACACTAGGACCAAGACTTGAGGGTTATTTTTATAAACCACATTACAAAATGAAAATAAGAGAATTTTCAACATATATTGAATTTGGTGATAGATTTACAGATAATATTCCAAGTTATGCTATTACATTACCAGATGAAACATACGCTTGGAGAGATTTATTAGATTTAGGTGTTAATGAAAGTGATGAACAAGCTTTAGATTATCCCTTTTTAAATGATTCACATTATTTACATCAAATAATTTGTTTTAATTTAAAAAGACAAGACCCATTTGGTATTTGGGGGTTATATTATAGTAAATTTCCAGAAGACCCAATTGGTGATAGAATAAATGATAAATACGAAGTAAAAGAAGATGACGATGTTTGTTAATAAATTTAAAATAAATCCAACAACACTTGCTAGTGGTACTACTGATATTAGTATTAATATTCCTTTAAATACCACAACACAAAATGTTGATTATGCTGAATTGATTGAAAAAGTTTTTGTTGATGTAGAAACTGAACGAGCAATTAATCCAATTATTGATTATGAAAAAGCTAGGTATTTACCATTAGATAAACAAGGTAGACAAATAAAAACAATAACATATGATGTTTATTTGTTAAAAAATAATGCTTATGTTGGATTTTATGGTGATGTAGGGTTTGTTGATGATGATATAATATTTAGAAAAGAATCGTTTAACCAAACAAACTTATATTTAGCTTTTTATGATAGTGATAATGCTTTAACTCAAAATCTTGTTTCGTATATCACATTATACCCAGAACTAAAGCCAATAGATTTGATACCAGCTGGACAACCAAAAGCTGGATGGCCAAAACCAGCTTCTCAAATTCCTATTAAGTTTGTTGTCGATAGTCCATTTTTCAATCCAATGGGTTTTGCTGAGGGTTATTATCTTTATGATTATAAAAATTTATTAGCAATTGGTGAGACAAAGTATTTATATATGAAAGCTATTTTTAGAAATGCTAAAACTGGTAAATTAGTTAATATGATGGTAAAAAATGTTGCACAACCTATAGATAAATTAGTTCGTGAACTTTATACTAGATATGAATTAAAAAGATTACCAAATGGTTATTTTTATGTTATTGATGACACTTACCAAGGTAACACATTTGGGTCGAATAATGTTGTTTATAACAATGACCAATGTAAAGTAACATTATATGAAATTAATGCAACATAATGGAAGTAATTAAAAGAAAAATAATATTAGAAAGGAGTACTGATAGAAGTACTAAAAAAAACTGGGGTACGCTTACAGCTACAACCTTTTATATTAATATTTTATTAACACAAACTATTGATGATATTGGGTTGATGACTGATTTTGATAATGAATTAGTACCATACGGTACTAATATTCCAAATTATACTGTATTAACTGATAAATTAAACGGTTTAAGTTTTTCTTTTCCATTTATGGAAGGTGCTCAAACACCATTTTTTAACACTGTTACCTCACCTATGAAATTGTGGAAAGTGTTAAGATATCCACAATATGATAAAACAAACTACTATAATTACACAAAAAGCGTAATTACTGGACTGACTGAATCTAGAATTGAAGATGTAAGAACTTATGATATAGCAATACCTTTTAAAGTTGGTTTTGATATGAATAAGGGTTTTTATGAAAATTATGAAAACGATACTATTTTAGGTGTTGATAGATTAATTAGTGATGGTAACCCTAAAAGATATGTATTTGATGCAAGTGACGATTCAACAATCGGTACAATTAATCAAACAACTGGACTTTATTTTGAAGATTATACTGGTAAAACCGCTGTAATAATTGATGGTGTTAGAACAAACCTAGTCAAAACAAAAGTTAGATATATTGGCGAAGGTTTTAATGAAACCAATATTGGTTTAAGTCCAATAATAAAAGAAGAATATTTATTTGGTAAAATTTTTCCACCAGAAGTTCAAAATGATGTATTTATAGAAAGAGGAATAAATAACGTATTTGATAAACATTTAAAATTATCAGAAATAAGGAATATTAAAGGTTTAGAAAGATATGGTAATGGTTTTTTTAAAGTGACTAAAACATAATGACAGAAAAAGAAAAAGAATATAATAACAAGTGGTTACTTTCACACCATTTGCTATTATCTTTAGAAGAAATAAATAAATTATCTGACCATGAAATAGACATCATGGTCAATTTTATAAATAAAGAATTAAAAAAATAATATATGGCAACGGGAACATATGGAATAGTAAGACCAGCTGATGTATCACCAGAAGATGTTGAGATTTTTTATCATTATACACCTTCTAGAGATAGATTAGGTAATTCACAATTAATCAAATTAGACCCAGCGACTGTTTTGATTAAAATAGATAACCCAAATAAAACACAGTCTAATGTAACTGGTTTTGAGGTTTTTGGTGGTATGTATACATTAAAATTACCAGTTGAAAATTTTTCATCTAAAGGATATTATACTATCATAATAAAACCAATTGAGATTAGAACTAGGATTACTGATGTTGGTGTATTATCAGCATTACCAGATAGTAGAGGACTTATTTTCGATATTTCTGGTTTACCAAGTACTATTAGTAATAGATTTGAAAATAATGGTTTGGTGGGTTATAGAATTGAATATTTAAATACAACTTCATCAGCGAGTGATTCAAAAATTAGTAATTTTTTCAGAATTATTACGTCAAATAACAGAGCAGAACCAGTCAATCAAAATTTAACTAATACAAATCAAAAAGCTATTAGATATCGTTTTAATGATAATTCTACTTTAACATTTTGTACTGTATCACCAGCTTCCGCACCTAACGTTAAACCAAATGCTTTACCATTTATTGGACAACCAAATCAAGAAGTTATTATAACTAATACCTTTTTTAATCCAATAATGATTGAAGTTGAAATGGTTGACCATGATTTTGATACATTAGCATACGCACTTTATGGTAACCAAACTAAAAGTCTTGAAGATGGTATTTACACTATCTACAACTTTAATAATGATATTTACAAACAATACAATCTTTATGAGATTAAAGACCAATTTACTGGTTCTCCGTTGTTTGAAGTTAGAGAAGAAAGAACAGCAATTGATTTTTCAAAATCTTTTGATAATATAACACAAATATAATATTTAAAATGGCAAAAAAGGTAAAAATAGCTGGTTATTCTAAGAAAATTACATATGATTATGGTAATGTTCAATATAGAGATTTTAATCCAGATTTAGTTGGTTTACAATTCGCCACCAGAGGTGGTACGTCTTTATTTACCATGGGTAATTTTAATATTACCACTAACCTTGACCCTAAATTAGATAGAAATTATATAACTGGTAAATATTCTAATTTTATCACATTAGATGATTTAGATTTAACAGAATCAGAAGCTCAATCTTTATTAACTAAAAATACTGATACTGTTTTAAATTTAGATAATAGAATCTTAAAAAACTTTGCATTATTTGGTTCAATGACTGAATATGTTAGGATAACATTAGAAAACATTATAACAACATGGCCAGCTTCATTACATGCTACTCAATTTATATTTTATAATAACCAAAACTTGGTTGGTGATACATATGAAGATTATTCGTATGATTCAATTAATGATGTCAGTACTTTAAAAATAAATGTAACATTTTTAGAAAATAAATTTAAAATTAATTTTTTAGCAAATGGTACTATTGCTGATACTTTTAATGAAAGTAATGATTTAAGAAATATAACGGTAAATTATTTATCTTATGTGTTGTTTAATAACAATACAGAATATCAATTAATTGAGTTTACTGGTTCAACGTCAGAGTTCAACGATTACATATATCTTAAAGTCAAAGGTCAACCATTTACTGGTACTAGTGCTAGTGGTAAAGTAAATTATCATATTAGACCAAATAAAAGTATAATTAATACATTTTTTAATTCATTAAATGGTTTAAGTAAATATCTTCTTAATAGAAACGTAATTCCATTATATACAACATCTTTTACTTACCCAGTTAGAGATGGGTCTGGTGAAATATCATATGTAGATGAAACGATTACATGGCCAGTTTCTGATGGGTATAATATAGATTTTGATGCATATGCTTATGAAAGTTATGCAACTCAGTTATTAAATATTTGTACCAATTACGATTCAAACGAAACAAATTTAATGACTAGATTTTTGGTGTCTGAATCAATTTCATCATTTGATACTGTTCCAGTGTTTTTAGATGAACGTCATCAAGATACAACAACTGGACAAAAAGTTAATAAAACGCTTAACATATATGGTAGGTCATTTGACGATATTAACCAATTTATAGAAGGTGTTTCATTAGCTCATTCAGTTTCTTATGATAAACAAGACAATGTACCAGATAAATATTTAAAAGATTTAGCCAGAATATTAGGTTGGGATTTAGTTAATATTATTAAAAGTGGTAATCTATTAAATAACTATACAGAAAATTCCGATTCAACATTTTCTGGGGTTTCTGTTGGTTTAACACCAGTTGAAAAAGATTTAGAACTTTGGAGAAGAATTATTTTAAATACACCATGGTTATGGAAATCTAAAGGTGCTAGAAAATCGATTGAGTTTTTATTAAATTTTATGAGTATCCCTAAAGGATTAATAACTTTTAATGAATATGTTTATAGAGCAAAAGCACCAATAGATATGGAAATTTTTAGACGTATTTTAGAAACAAATGGTTTAGATGATGATATGTCTTTATATCCAGTTGATTTTGATGGGTATCCTAAACCTTTAGCTGATTCTGAAAATTTGTATTTTCAAGGTAATGGATTATGGTTTAGAGAAACTGGTGGTAGTGGTGCAACAATAGATTTATTATATGGTAATAACCCACATGTGGGACCTTATGATGGTGGTAGTGCTTATATTAATCAATTTAGAAGAATCATACCTAATTTTTCAGCTACTACTGTAGAAATAGGTAATTTTCAAACAACTAAAGATAACTTATTTTTAAATTATTCTCAAGGGGATATAACTAGTTATAATGGTGATGTTTATGTTGATGTTTTAAATTTAGATAATCAAGATATTAGTCAATGTGTTGTTTATAAAGCTGAAATTATAGCTGACCCTATGCCTACTATACCTAAAACAGATTGTGGATGTCCAACAGAAGGTGATGATGAAATTTTAAGTATTTGTTTGGGTGAAAATAAAGTACCTAAACCAATATGTAATAATTTAGTTAAAACAATTAATCCTACAACATATTATTCACCATACATTGGAGAACAAATACCATATGATAAACCATTTTTTGTTGGTGAGTTTAATATCTTTGATTCAAAGGATGTTAAAGTTGGTACAAAAAGTAGTGTGTATTTTAGTAAAGAATGTTGTAAAACTATTGGTGGACAACCAGCTTTATATGATGGTCTTTACGATACTGGTATTAATATTGACGGTAATTCAACAGATATGGGTACTTCTGGTTATGTATGTTGTAAAACAAATAATTTAAGTTCTTTAACTTGTGGTTGTAATGTTGCGTGTGATTGGTCATTAATTGATAGGTCAGATAGGTCAGAAAATAGTGAAGTTTCGTTAGTTGAACCAATTGAAATACCAGCTGGTTCTAATAATTATTTTTTAAAATTTAGAAGACAACATGGTTATGGTAATTTTGTTGTGACAACAGTAGATGGTTCCAACTGTCCTACTAGTAAAGGTTATACAACTAAAGTTGCTAATATTACTGACCCTTTTAGTGGTGAAATTGGTTTTGGTTGTAGAATAACTAGTGCTGGTTTAGCCGATTATCAATCTAATGGTTTTGGGTCTTATTTTGTTAAGTTATTTGAAGCTAGAAGAATAGGTTCATTTAGACCAAATGATAGAGGTAGTATTGGTTGTTGTGAAGAAATAGAAACATACACAAAATGATTATATGAATAAAATTAATAAACAAATATAGAAAAAAATGAGTTATTTTTTCGATTTAGAAGATTTTCAAACAACATGTAGAGCTTATGGTGATTACTTGTTTAAACAGATGGGTGGACAAGTTGATACTAATAAAGAGATTTATTATGAAACATATGGTACGTATGATGGTTATGTACCAACCCAAGAAACACTATTTTTTAACAGTGATGGTTCAATATCAATGTTTTTAAAAGATGTGTATAGTAGGACAGATAATAGTTATAAAGAATTTAATTTTGGTAGCTATTGTTGTGAAAATAGAATGTCTTTTGTGGTCACTAGGGCAAAACAAACATTTGGTTTATTTTCAGATATTGATTTAAATACAGTTAAATTTGTTTGGGATAATGATAAACAAACTTGTCGTTGGAAACCTATAAGTGATAAAGAATGTAATGAAGTTGTTAATACATATAAAATAGCGTTAAACCCAGTTGGTGATGATGGTGCTTTATTTAATATTGAAAAAAATGATAATAATTGTTCATTAAATATTGATTTTAGTTATTTATTTAAATTTGATTGTGACGCTATGGCTAAAACATTAGCGGCTCCAAATGTTGACCCAAAAACAATTCAAAATAAAAAAAATAAAGAAAAAGAATTAGCTGAAGTTATTTCTAAATGTGAAACAATTACTGAACTTTTAGAAAAGAAAAAAGAAGAATTTAATAATGCTTTCTATTCAATCACTTTAAGTACAAGTGAAGGTAGTGGTGGTTTTGACGGGTCTTCAACTACTTATTGTATAGATGAGGAGAATGATGGTTTAGTACAATTAGAAGCAATTTTAGGTCCATTAAATTTTAAAAAATTTATAGAAGGTGACGAAAATTTAATCATTGATGCCAATACTTCATATACTTTACTTAATTTAAATAATCAAGTATCTAACAAAACTAATAGACCGTTGTTTTTTGAATGTGATATACCATACGGTACTAAATCTCAATTAAAACATGATATAGATAAACTTTTAGCAGAAAGTAGAGCTTGTGAAGAAGAACAACAAAAATTGAGATTTGAAATTTCTCAAATTAAAATAGAAACAACACCTTTAGAAAAATGTTCCAAACCAATTTATGCGTTAGAAACATTAGATATCAGTATGACATTAGATGTTATTGAATCAGACGGAAGTATAACAACTGTAACTGAATTAACTCTATTCCCAGAAATAGGTGTTGGTAATTTATATGACTATTTAATTGAGAAACAAAATGAAAGTGGTATTTATTTCTGTGGTATACCTAAAAGTACTGAAACATGGACAAGTGGTTGTACTAGTTTAATAGCTCAAGAATTAACTTATCCAAATGGTTTAACAAATACCGAACCTAATTTAAATGTGTCTACATGTAACACAATTAAAAATTCATTATTGACTGATTTATTGTATGAATCACCATTTGGGTTAACTGATGTTGAAAAGAAAGCTTTCTACGCAACGTTAGATAAGAAAGTATTTGCATCTAATTGGTTAAATTTTAACAAAACGATTGAAGATGAAACTATAATAAATAAAATAAAAAATAAAAAAATTAAAGTTTCAGTTAAAGTTAATAATTCTTGTAATTTTGTCTGTGTTTATATTGATAATATAAAATTAAATAAAGAATGTGTAAACGGAGAAAGTAAAACAGTTTTATTATCTAAATCACCTAGTTTTGAAATAGAAAAAGTTATTGATAATAAAAAATCATGGGTTTATAATACAACTAGAGTAAATAGAAATTTTGAAATAGAAAATTTAGATAATTTAACTATTTTTAGAAAAACTGGATATGACGTTAATGATGAGAGATTAATAATAAACACTAAAGAAATTGATTTAAAAATTAATGCGGCAGCAGCTATAGAAAATGATGTTTGGTGTTACATAAATGACAATAAAGATTTATTAAATATTTATACTGATTTTTGTCAAGAAGAAATTGTTTTTTCATGTCCATCTGGTTATATAGCATCACCTTCAAATGATAGTTGTTATTCAGCATCAACAATTAATGCTTCATTTAGTGGTACTATGTTTACTGCTTATACTGGTAATAAAGTTACATCGTATAATAAGTTTGGAACTAGATTTTATGAAAATATTGATAATTTTACATACCCATTAACTTTACCATCTAGTACGGTTACTGATAGTTCTGGTGTAACTGTTTCAGTACAAAGTTTGGTTAATTCTGGAAATAGTTTTTGGTCTAATAATGCTCTAAATTATTCTCATGGTAGATTAAATGACGCTGGTGTTTGGGGTACTTATTTAGCTAACCCTAGTGGTGGTGGTACAAACTATCCAACTTTTGAATGGGTAGGGTTTACTGTATGTATCGATATACCAGAACCAAAAGTTTATTATTTAGGATTAGCGTCAGATAACAGACTTAGATTTAAAATAAATGGTGAATTAATTGTTAATTTTAATCAAGTAAATACAGATAATTTTTACTATTTACACGTATTTCCAATTAATATTCCTTCTGGACCGACAATAATAGAAGTTGAGGGTTATAATGATGGTAGCCAAGCTGCTTTTGTTGCTGAAATTTACGACCCAACCAATTTAGAAACATTAACAGCATCAACATCTACTGGAACAACTGGTTTAATTTTTTCTACCAAACAAATGATTGGTCAAGAATTTTTATTAAGTACAACAAATGGTTATTCTTGTCCAGCTGGTTATTCGTTAAATAATTGTAGTGGTGGAACACCAGTTTGTACATCTATTGGTAGAAGTGTGATATTAGCAACAAGTGGTACTACAACTAGTTGTGGTGATGGGTGTGTTGCGTATTCATCTTTAACATCAACTAATTTATCAACAGTTGAAGATGCTTATGTTTTCAGAGAAGTTGTATCTACAGAATTGATAGATGTTAAAAACAGAAAAATTGTTGAATCGTATGGAACAGCTAGAGGTTTATATGATAGATATTTAAATTCAGTTGATTATAATGGTATTCAAAGTTCAGAATATGATTATGATAAAATGGATAGTTTAACTCAAAAAATTGGTAGTAACTGGGTTGATGTTATTGAACAATTAGTACCAGCTACAACTATTTGGGGCAGTGTTAAAGTTTATGGTAACACAATATTCGACCAACAAAAATTTAAATACAAAAAAGGTACTACGTTTACATGTATTAATAATAAATGTAATTTGGGTTATGTTGATTTCATTAACAATTGTATGGGTTCAATAATTGATAAATTTTATTCGGATGAATGTCCATCTGAAGCAACACTTAGTAGTACTTATTACTATGGTGATGAATAATTAAATAATTAAATAAAAAAAATATGTCTAATAAATACGTTACTGTTATTCTTTCTTCTACTGGGTTAACACCAACTAGTACTGTTTTTGATGTGTATTCAAATGGTGATAATTTTTATACACCTATTGCAACTAATATAAGTGTTGATAATTTAACTGCTACTACAACACCTTTTAATATTAAAGTGCCAATGTCAGCAACTAAAATGATGGTATTGGATAAAAATAATGGTTATAAAACATATGCAAATATAGGTGCTAATAATTTGTGTGAAACATGTGATTTAGGTTTTGATTTTTATCCAACAGCAACAGTTGGTAGATTATATGCTGGTAATTTAACTGGTACATGCCAATCTGGTTTTGGTGATTATAGAATTTTTTGGTATGGTCCTAATAGTTCAACAAATGTTGCTTATGTTAGTGGCTCTGGTAGTACGTTTAATTATAATTTTAGACACCCATTAACTGGTCCTACTGGATTATTTGCTTTGGCTGGTACTTATTTTCCGATAATAGATAAAGTAAAAATAAGTGGTGCTTCTTTTTCTCAAAGTGGTAATACGTTATATAGTAACGACCCAGTTCCAGCATTATTAACATGTTTTGAATCTGTAACGGTTGAAGTAGATGCATTTACATGTAACAATGGTGATAGTTCTGATTTATCACAATATGAACATAGAGTATTATTTACAGCTGTGGGTAATGGTGAATCTCCTAGACCACTTAATTCAACATTTTTATTAAGTGCTGGTACAAAATATTTTCCATGGAAATTTAAAGGTGAGTCAGTCCCAGATAAAATTAAATTAACTTATTATGGTTCTGCCTATGATTATGCACCTATTGTGTTAGACTATTGGGATGTAGGTGAACAATTACCTGGTAATAATTATAGTTTAAATGTTTTTCCTAAATCTGCTGACACAGCTGGTTATATTGGTAAATTAATATGTTTAACTGGTTTTACGATAAATGATAATGATACTATTATCATGGACGTTATTCCAAACACTGGTAACCCATCAACCAACTGGGATTTTTATTTTGGTTGTTTTAATGACACAATTGATTGTACGTTAAATACTGGTACGACAAGACCATATAAAATAATAGGGTCTTCAATAACTGGTATAACTGGAACATGTGGAACAATATTTAGATGTCAATTTTCTGGTGTGCCAAACTCAGCGACAACACAATACGATTTATTTAATTATGCTGGTACTAATCAAATTTACCCAACTTTTAATAATAGTGGAATCGGTGATTTACTAGGTAGTAATAATATGAATTTTTCAATCGTCCAATGTAATAGTAGTTGGTTATTTTATCGTTCACCATCTAGTAACTTTTGTGCAACAAATGCAGCGTATAATATCACATATGAAAAATCAGTTGGTAATTTTAAAATAACAACAAATAATCCAGTATATATTACAGATATTTTTAGTGATTATAATACAAATATAAAACCAAATATATCGATATTTTCTGCTGATTCTTCAAATATAAATTATTATAGATATATTGAAATAGGTTACCCAAACTCAACTGGTTCACAAGTTTGTGGGGATGGTACAACTAGAAGAACAATTCAATTACATCAATCATCCGTTGTGACGACTGGTACTTCTGGTTCTGATTATTGGATTAATTACACTATGCCTACAATAACATATGGTATGAGTTTTAGCACATGTGATTTGTTTTGTTCAAGTATTGTGTCTGGATATGTTATTAATTTAAATGATTATTCCACTGGTTCAACATATAATTATACTGGAACGACTAATACAGCGTCTAGATATTTATATGGTCATACTGGGATTTTAACGGCTGTATCGTCAACTACTGTTAGTACTGAATGGAATTTTCAATCTTATATTGAATTAGAAAATTTTCAAAATGAAACAATTCCAGCTTCTGGTGCATCATATACTTTAATACCATCATTATCTGGTACTGCTTGTCCAAATATTAGTAAATATTTTTCAAGTACTTCAACTGGATATCGAAGATATAATGCTTGGTATCAATATAGGTTAATCGACCCATTAGATTTATCTGCTTTTCAAATCTATACTAATAAAGTGTTAGAAACTGGAACAACGGTAAATGCTTATGTGTATGAATTAGTTTATACTTTTTCTGGTGGAACAGTACAATATAGTAACCCAAATTATATATTATAATAATTATAAATAAACAACAATATACTTATGTATTTATTCGATTTAGAAGATTTTAAATGTGACCAATTACCAGATGATTGGGAAGACTATGGAAATAGTATTAGAGCTATCTTTGATAGTACAATAAAGTGTTTAGCTGAATTAATTGAGACTTCTGATGCAACTGAAGAAATAAAACAAACATTAAATTCTAAACTTCAAGAATTGTATTCTTTTTATATTAATGATGTTAAAGTTAAATTGGCGTTGTTGATTGCCGAATTGGCTGATAATCCAGCTGGTAGTACGTGTTTTAATAAAACATTATACACAAACTACATCGCATCATTTAACACTGCTAATGATTTGGTATTGGAAATTAATGGGTTATTAACATTTGGTGATGACGCTATTGGTTATGATTTCGATATTGATGTTGACACGACATTAATTTATCCAACAACTGGTTCATCTTATAATAAAGTAATTAAATGTGTTGGTGTTTATATGAAACAAATGGATTTTGGTTCAGAATTCATAGGTAGTGTTAGAATTACAGAGACAGCACCAAAAGTAGAAAGTTATGCAATTGATTGGCCTGGTCATAGGGATGGAGAATGGTCTGTAAATAGATAATACTAAAACTAAATTAAAACATATTTATAGATATGCCACAATTAATTAAAAGTATACAAGGAAATATAGTAGAAAACATCATGGGTGATGTTAACTATATTATTGGTGTTTCTGGTGAAGCACAACTAGAAGATTATATTAATCTTAATGGTTTTGTTGCATATTTACAAAATTTTTCTAGGGTTATGACTCTAACTAAATTACAAACACCATCAGAATTCGGTTTAAAAAACACATATAACGTTGAAATAAATACATTAGAAATAAATTACTAATGAGGTACCAAGAGCAAATTTACATACAAAACCAAAATTCTGCGGTTAGAAATAGAGCTATTAATAATTTTAATTTTAGTTCTGATTTGTGTGTGTTTAATACACCAATATATAATCTTAGCGGTGCTACAAAGTTAGATTGTTGTGAATGTTCAACAACAATAACACCGCATGATACTTATTCTGGTGGGACCGTAACTTTACCAACCATACAATCTGGTGGTGATTGTGGGGATATGATAAACCTTATTGAATTAGCTAAAAATCAAGCAATAACTGCATATACTGCTTCTGGAACTACAGCTGTTACTAATAATTTAAATATAGAAGTAATTGGGTGTACTCAAGTTGTTAAATGGAGAATTGGATTAAATGAAGTTTGGGTTTTAAGAAATTCAAATGGTTATTTAAATGCTTATTACATTGATGATTATACAGTACCCCAAAACTACATTCTGAAATACCCCACTATGGGTTATACTGGAGCTTGTTGTGACAATGGATATATCTATTCTCAAAAAGAATGGAATGATTTTTTAACTGCTACTGGTTATACTGGAACAACATTATTTATTGATTTACCAATTGAAACGGCTACGTCTTGTAAATTAAATAAACATAATTGTGCTTATGATATTAACATAACGGGTGCAACATATATTATTTCTGCAAACACAGAAACAATACCATTGACGTTTGATTTTACTGCAAATACACAAACATTTATAGATAATGAAACTAATTTTAGATATGAAATCTATAAATACAACAACAATAATGGAATATTTTCAGCGATACCTATTTATAAATCAGATATTTATTCATACTCTGCTTTTAGTGCAACAAATTCAATTACTCAATATGTTCCAGCAAGTGGTTTAACACTAGATGGTGAATATTTAGTAAAAACTTATCATCAGTATAGTGCTTGTACAAGTTTTTTAAAATTGTTAGGTAAGAAAATAGATACTATAAATTATAAATCTGGTACTGAATACAACATTTATAATAAAAACTTAGATTATTATTTTATAGGTGTTAATAAAGCTGACACACCAGAATTATTGGCAAATGGTTCGAACAATTTACCAAATGCTGTTTTAAGACAAGTTAGTGTATTACCACCAGCTGGAATAACAAATATTGTTAAACCTGGTGATATTTTCAGTGCATTTATCGTTACATTAAATGGTCTTGTCTTATCAAATACGTATGATTATTCAATAAGTGGTGAAACAATTGTTTTAGCTGGACCAACACAACCAGATGACTTAATAACTTTTATTTATACGCCACAAGGTGGTAGAACTTTTTCTAATGATATTATCGATATAAATACAGCTATTGTTAGTGGTGTAACAAACGGTCAAGGTAGTAACTTGGTTTATTTTAATACAACAACGAATAAATTTGAAGTTTACACAACTGTTACCCCACAACTAGGTGGTAATATTATATTAATGTTAAATGGGGTTACACTAGCTAATAACATAGATTATTACCAATCAACAACTAATCCTAAAAGGTTAATACTTGAAGGTGATTTATTAGTTGGTGATATAATCACTTTAATATATTTCCCACAAACAGATGTTGTAAATGGATTAAATACTAGTAAACCAATAGTTAGTTGGTCTATACAAAATTTTCCACAAAAAAATAATGGTTATTTTTCTTTAGAAGTTAGTACTGGAGAAACATTTAACACATTTTATTATAGTGGTTATACACCTTATGATATAAATAATATTTTATATTCAGATACGTTTACAGCTAGTGGTACAGTTGGTAGTAATCTATATTATAGGGTTAAAAATGAAAAAAATTATGAAACCATTTGTGGTAACATTATAACAACAACAGCATATAGTGAAGTAATACCAGTAACAATTCTATCAAATTCGTTAAATTCGTATTAATAAACTTTACTATTGCATATTTATAACTAAAATAAAGACAAAATATATTTATAAAATATGAGTTATATTATTAAAAAAACCAGTCCTTTTGTTAGCATAAAACTAACTCAATTGGGTAGAGAACAATTATCATTGGGTAGATTAACCTTTTCTCATTGGGCTATTGGTGATTCTGAAATAAATTATGAAAGAGAATCAGTGGTTGAAGACAACCCTAATAACTTTCCATTATCAGCTACCACTATGGTTATGAGACCTTTTGATAGACAACCTAATTTAAAATATTATATTTACCCTAGTGCATCTGGTGATTTTTATAAACCAATTAATGGTTCAGTTCTTAGTGTAAATAAAATTGTTGTTAACAATCAAGCTCAAGATAGAGGTTTTTTCTTTTTAACTGGGACAACTTACTCTTCTAGAACTGAATCAGAATACGTGTTAAATACTAACACACCAACGTCTACATCTTTTAGTGGTGGTTCTGTGTTTAATCTTGCGACAACAGCTGCAACTGTTGGTGATTTAGTATTAATTAAATTTGGTCCTACAGACGGAACAGCTACCTCACCAAATGAAAACACTAGACCATTACAAAATTTATGGTATAAAATTCAAGGTGTTACTGGATTAACGGTTTCATCATCAATTGTCACACTAGATAGAGATTTACCTAAAATAACTGGTTTTTCACAATACTATGTTTATAAAGGTGGTGAAGTATATGAGGCTTTTGGTGAAGAAACACAAACAGCATATTGGGATACTGGAACGTTGTCTTTTGATTCTGGTTGTCATGTAACATGCGATGATGTTCCAGTTTGGAATATGAATAATGTGTGGTGTGAAACTGTTGCTGGTGTGACTGGTTTAACAACAAGTAATTTATACGAAGATTATACTAAATATGGTTCTTATCCATACTTAGGTGCTAAAAATCCTTATTTTGAATATGCTTGTATTGGTAATGATTCAGCAACTGATTTGGTTTGTAATGCACCTGGATTAAGTTATTTAGATAGCGTGTGTAAATCAATATCTATACTACATTATACAAACAATACTATTTCTAATTTATATGGTGAATTTTTCTATACTGATGCTGCGAATAATAAGTATTTAAGTATTGCATTACCAGATTTAATGTATCATAGAAGAAATGGTAGTACTGGAAGTGGTACAACTATGGGTATGGAGTTTATTGCGACTGGTACGTCTAAATATATTAATAATGATATTGAATACATTGAATTAGTTGAAAAAACTAGTTTATTAGCTAATGGTGTTACACCAAATGTCGTAGGTAAAGTGTTCCCTCAATTAAAAACAGTAGTGATACATAATGACGAGATAATAGCTGCAATGTCTTACAAATCAAATAGAAATTGGACATTACCAGAACTATCAGCTGTATTAGCGTCACCTACTGGTGGTACATCGACTGGTGTGTTAGATATTAATGAAACAATGTATTTAACTTATATTTTAGATAATGTTGGACAAACTAGTGGTTTTACTAGCGCAATGCCATGTCAAACATATGTTAAAATAACAAACACAACATCATCAGCAAAAGATGTGCATTTTAAAATATGTGAAACTGATTTATTACCATATATGCGTAAAAAAGAAACATCACTAGATGGTTATGGTTTCTATGCTCATAATTTTAGATTGTTGTATCAAATAGTGTCTGGACAAAATGATAGACCAGAGCCTGGTTCTTGGAAAGTATACGATTACACTTCTACAGCTATCACAACAGTTGCTGGACAAAGTATTGACCCTAAATTATTAGAAAATCAATCACCAATAACTAATGGTTTTTATTTGGATACGATTAAAGATGCATCATCAACTACATTTAATTTAATTAGACAATTACATTAACTGCTAAGTTAACACCACTTGGCAGACAAAAATTAGTATCAACAAACACTAGTTTAATAACAACTTTTAGTTTGGGTGATTCTGATGCAAATTATAACACAGATTTAATTTTAAGTACTGGTAAAATACCAGGATTTTCTGGGGCTCTTGGTGTAGGTAGTGGTACTAGCAATAGTACAACAAGTTCAATTGATTTAAGTTCACGTTTAATAGTTAACCCAACTGGTGAGATTTTTAAATCTGTATCTCCAAAATCAAGTAGTATAATAACTAATACTAATTCTTTAGGTTTAAAAACTATAAGTGGTTCTAATGTTACTATTAATTATGTAAATAGAAATGATGTATTAATAGACCCTTTAGTTAATTTATTTCAAAGTTTTGGTTTATCATTAAATGTTAATAATGATGTAACGTTTACTGGTACTACATTAGGAAATGGTGGTTATTCAAATACAGCATTTAGTGGTATGGGCGTTGATAAAATAATTGTTATTGGTGTTGATAATTCACAATACGGTGAATTAATAGATGGTAAAACTGTTAAAGTAGAACTACCTACTAGTGCTGGTACTTATACATTATATAGTTCATTTGTTGGTGGATTACAGACACTTAACACATTAGATGCTAGTTACACTGATAATAATACATCAGTTGGAAGATTTGGTTATAATGTTGCACCTATGTTCTGTGATACAATTATGAAACCTAATGGTGGTGATACATCTTTAAGTTGGGCTACTGGTTATGGTTTACCAAAACCTTTTAGTTTAAACAGTAAAAAAACTTATAACATTCAAACTAATTCAAATATAAATTTAACTGCTGATACTGTTGTTGGTATGTCTTATTTAGATAAAGGTTTTGTTGTTATTACTAACCCAACAATTGTAAATGATGTTTTATCATCTGGAACAACATTATTCTCTGGTACTACAGCAACTACGGTTAGTTTTGATAGTATTTCAACCAATGTTACACAAATGATTACATGTATTGCTGATAGAGGTGAATTTGCTACAACAACAAACCTTTCATTTGGTGATGGGGATATACCTAGAATTAGTGAAATTGGTCTTTATGATAATTTGGGTAATTTGATTGCTTATGGTAAACCAGATAGACAAATAAATAAAGCTCCAAATGAATTTATGGCAATATCTGTAAATATTAATATTTAACCCTTTATTTTTAAGATTTAGATATTAGATTAGCTAAAAACAAAAGTTTTATGCAAAAAGAACCAGAATTTTTATTAGCGTTAGATGTATCGACATCTACAATAGGTATAGCATTATTTGAAGATTTAGGTACCAGTGGTGAACTTAAATTGTTACACCACGTTTCACCTAAAGTGAAACCTAAACCAGAAAATAAAATGGAAGAATTGTTCAGAAAAGTTGAAATTTTTGAACAAGAATTTTTAGTTAATTATGCAGACTTTGGTATTACCAGAGTTGTAATCGAAGAACCATTGTTACAATCTAACAACGTGTATACTATTGCTACTTTATTACGTTTCAATGGTATGATTTCTAAATCAGTTTATGATACTATTGGTGTTGTACCAGAATTTATATCATCATACGATGCTAGAAAGTATGCGTTTCCAGAATTAATGGCTGTTAGAACAACTAAAAAAGATGGTACACCATTAGACGAGAAAAAAATAGCTAAAAACAAACCAGTGTTGTTTGGTGCTTATGACCACGATGTTGATAAGAAATACGTGCTTTGGGAGAAAGTTGCTGAATTAGAACCACAAGTTACTTGGTTTTATGATAAAAACAACAAACTTAAAAAAGAAACGTTTGATACATCAGATGCTTATGTAGCTGGAATTGGTTATATGTACAAACACGAAATTTGGAAACATTCTCAAACAATTCAACAAGTTTAATATATTTTTTTTGTGTTTAACGATTTAATTTAGTACTTTTGTGGTAATGGATTATTTAATCGTTGAAATATTTAAAAGTTTTTTGGGTGACCCTAGGAAGTATAATGAAGATACTGGCCAGATAGCATTTGACTGTCCAGAATGTTCAGCTGAGAAAGGTATGTATGAGGGTGACGGAAAAGGAAACTTAGAAATCAACTATAATAGAGGGATGTATAGATGTTGGGCTTGTCATGATACCAATAATATGCATGGTCCAGTTATAAAGCTACTTAAAAAGTATGCTACACCAAAAAACATTCGTGATTATTTATTGGTTAAACCAGAAAGTGACTTAATCACTGAAAAGGAAAAAAAGAAAATCACACTTAACTTACCAGAAGGTTATAAGAAATTCTCTAAATGTAACGGTAGTGAATATAAATACCAGCAAGCCTTATCTTATGTTAGAGAAAGGGGTATAACTGATGAAATATTAGAAGAATTTGAAATTGGTTTTACAACTAAAGGAAAGTTCTTCAATAGGATTATTATACCATCATATGATTCAAATGGTGAATTAAATTATTTTATTGCCAGATGGTTTCCAAAAGAATATACCAAATTAAAATACTTAAACCCAGAAGTTGAGAAACAAGAAATAATATTCAATGAAGGTAAGGTTAATTGGGATTCAACAATTTATCTTGTTGAGGGTGCTACCGACCATATTGTTACACCAAATTCAATTCCATTATTGGGTAAATACATATCACCACAACTATTAGATTTATTACAAGAAAAAGCAAATGGTTTTGTTGTAATTGTATTAGATGATGATGCCTATGAAGATGGTAAACATTTATATCAACAAATTAATTTTGGTAATCTAAAAAACAAAATTAAAATAGTTAGATGTCCAGAAGGGTATGACCCATCAAAAGTGTTTGAAAAATGGGGTAACAAAGGTATTGTAA